GCACGGATGATACCACCGTCCATGGCAGTATATCCAAAGTCACAGAAGTATGTGAAGACAGATACAATCTCTGCCTTACCTAAGTTATCAACCCATACACCAATGCCTTCATCATTAATCATGGTGTATGCGTCCATAACAATGGACTGGTTACCAACTGTGGCACCGAATCCAGCATGGACATTACCGTCTACATATGCACCGATAGCAGATCCGTTAGCAGCAAATCCAATTCTGGCACTAATTGACGGTCCTGATAGACAACTACAGTTCTTGATGTAAGGTGACTTTCTCAGAATAGAATCAGTGGGATTCAGTTTTACATAGCATCCTACTTCACCAGGATTTACACCAAGAATAGAGTTCGACAATCCATTAGTCTTGGCATAACCACACATACCTCTCATTGTGAGGTTCTCAAGAATGGTGGAGTCGCTCAAGAAGAACATGGTTGTTGTTCCAAGTCCAGCAGTAGCTGGTTGAACAAATACCTGTCTCTGTGATGCACCGATAATATCAGTATGCTTGGGAACTGTGATAGGCAGTTGCTCAGCATATGTTCCAGCAAATACCTCAACAGTTGCTGGAGTTGTAATATTGGTCATTGCATAACCAATAGTTCTCCATGCTGTTTCAGGAGTAGAACCATCATTAGCATTGTCACCAGATGGTCCAACGTAATAGTTCTGAGTCTGCTGACCAAAGTATCCCCAGAGAGGATCGGCTCCATTACTCTTAAGAACAGTTCCTTCACTACCAATACCCAGTCTTACTGCAGCACTAGCACTTCTGGTAAGTAAATCACCTTGTGTAGTTAAGACAGCAGCAGTGTCACCCTGAGCAAGGATACCCCATTGTCCAGCACTGATATCTGGTTGATTGTTCGTTGTAATCGTAGAGATTGCAACATAAGAACTGGTTGTATAACGAACAACATCACCTCTGTGATATGTTGATCCTCCACTCCAAGTTCCTGCGTTTCTCAGTCCATTGACTAAGAGTGACCAGTTGGAAGCAGTATCAGCATCACCATCTGGTTTGACATCTTGTACAGTGGTGCCAATAGCAATGTAGCTGTTACCACCATAGGTAACTACAGTGCCTTGATCATACAGAACACCATCTGCATAAGTTGATACACCAGAAGTAGAAATACCAGAGACTAACAGATCCCAGTCACTATTTCCAGCAGGTGTTGTTTCGGATGCACTGATCGCAGTGGAAGCAACATATGCACTGCCATTAGATTTAACAACATCTCTCAGTTTATAGTTCGTTGTCGTACTGAAGGGAGATACGTTGCCATACCCTTCGACATAAGGAACATAGTAGGAGTTTGTAAATGCTGTACCTACGTTTGGAGTAATTGTTCTGTAGAGAACTCCACCGTATTTGACTACATCATTTGGACCGAAGTAAGTTGCTGATCCAGTCCAATCACCAACACTGTCAACTCCAGGAACCATAAGTTCCCATCTAGGAGATCCAATATTGAAATCATTGGAATACCAGTTATCTTCTGTTGAGGCAGACGTATGATTGATTACACAAACATATACGTTGCCACCGACCTGAACAACGTCATCGATTACATATGCTGTAGAGGTAGTCCAAGCACCTCTCCAGTTGAACTTTAGTCTACCAAGTCTAAATTCAGCCATCTTTCTTTATACAGGTCCAGTGTAAGTGTGGATACCGGTTACTTTTAGAGTGAAGTAACCTTCATCATCTATAAAATAATTTAGATTACGACTATCAAATCGGAACTGTTGATATTTATCTTGTGGGTGATTGAAGAGGGATTTCTCTGCAGTCGTTTCCAGAACATAATCCGCATAATCACCAAACTCAGGAACTTGCGTACCGTCACTTCTGATACCAACATCAACTCCAGTCTCGGTAGATGCACTAGAAACTTTAGTGAAGTAAAGCATTCCTTCACCATCTCTTCTTAGTGCATAGACCCAATAACTATTCGATCTACTAATATCTCCTTGATAGGATCCGCTTTGTGAGATTGCCATGTTAACTTAGTGCTACCATTCTCCAGATTGCTCCATCATATACAATTTTCAACCCAGACCATGCCATGTCAAGATAGAGTGGAAACTCTCCAATGTTTCCTAAAGCATCATATAGAGTAGCACCTGTGTTGTTAATAGTAACAGTATTTATATTCCAGAAACCAGTGAGATCTACAAATTCAATGAAGGTTCCAGCAGTCAAAAGTGCTGTTGGCATAGTAAAGTTCAAAGGTCCACCACTAGAATCAATAACATATCTTTTATTTGCTTGAAGAAGATCACCATTATCAGCAATAGTCAATGCTTGGTATCCAGCACCACCTGCAGCAGAGTCTGCAATGACACTAATTACTCCACCAGTATTGATGTAGATCTTAGAGTCCGGTATATTGACACCTATTTCACCTTCAACTAGGTCGGTTACTGTGGGAACACGACCTACAACATTACTTCTTTTCGGCTTGAATATGCTAGCCATTCAGATTTATAGTTGAATCCTATATTTATTTAGGGTTACAGTAAAACAACTAGTAGTGGCACCACTATTGCTATCCATCCAATAAAAAACCCCGCCACATGAGTGACGGGGCTACAACTACCAGGTTCCATTTACGCTCCGTATTTGGAGTATTTATTCCTGGGATTCATTATACAAATTTTCCAACCAGTCTTTCTTATGTTGGAACTCTCTGCTATTCATCTTGGAGACATCGACATACATTACCTCGTCTCCTGGTTCAGGTGCCTCTGGATGCTTTGGTGGTGTGGGTTTATCCATCAGATCGTTGATCGATTGCAAATTTCCCCACATCATAGCAAATGCTGCACCAGCAATCAAGGCGAAGCATACAAAATAAACCAGGACAAGGTAACTATTCACAGTGCGTTTCCTCTTGGTAGTACTTCTTCAGGGAAGACAAAGTTCTCATGTGGTTGATCGACACCTGCCATCCAACCACGGATGCCTTCATTCAAAAGTATGTTCTTAGTGTAGAAAGTTTCAAACTCGGGGTCTTCAGCAGCACGAAGTTCTTGAGAAACGAAATCGTAAGCACGAAGATTAAGAGCAAGTCCAATAATACCGATAGAAGCTGTCCAGAGTCCCATGACGGGAACAAAGAGCATAAAGAAATGCAGCCAACGCTTATTACTAAAAGCAATACCGAAAATCTGTGACCAGAATCGGTTCGCAGTAACCATCGAATAAGTCTCCTCCTCTTGATCTGAGGTGAAACCTTTGAAGGTATTTGCTCCATCTCCATCCTCGTAAAGTGTATTCTCTACTGTTACACCATGGATCGCAGAGAGCAATGCTCCTCCCAGGATACCAGCAACACCCATCATATGGAAGGGGTTGAGTGTCCAGTTATGAAATCCTTGTAGAAAAAGTAAGAATCGGAAGATTGCCGCGATGCCAAAACTCGGCGCAAAGAACCAACTCGATTGTCCGAGAGGGTAGATGAGAAATACACTAACGAATACGGCAATAGGACCCGAAAAAGCAATCGCATTGTACGGTCTAATCCCTACGAGACGACTAATTTCAAACTGTCGAAGCATGAATCCAATGAGAGCAAATGCTCCATGTAGTGCTACGAAAGCCCAGAGACCACCCAGTTGGCACCATCGGATGAAATCTCCCTGAGACTCAGGACCCCATAGAAGAAGTAAAGAATGACCCATAGAGTCAGCTGGAGTAGAAACTGCCGCAGTAAGAAAGTTCGCACCTTCGAGATAGGAACTTGCCAACCCGTGAGTATACCAACTCGTGACGAAAGTAGTGCCAGTAAGCCAGCCACCAATTGCAAGATAAGCAGTGGGAAAAAGAAGAAGTCCAGACCAGCCAACAAAAACGAAACGGTCTCTTTTAAGCCAGTCGTCAAGGACATCGAACCACCCCCTTTGTGGTATGTTTAAAGTTGATGCAGTCATGTTATTTAAATAGTACGGTTTAGTTCATTAATGGTGGAATCACCATAAATTTTATGTTCTTTATACCCAACCATTCGACCTTTGGTATTTTGAAGTGCAGGCATAAAGACAATGAAAAAGAATACTCCTGGAGCTCCGATGAATACAACGGCAACAATCACATAGTATGTCAGGAGTTCAATCAGGTCATGCATAATAAAACTTTACATTATTAGAGAAAAAAATAGGGGTCCGAAGACCCCCGTAATTATATCGTATTTGATCAACCGATCGTGGGTGCAGTCAGAGCAACAGGAGTTGACTCAGCAGCAGCCAGATCAAGGGGGAAGTTGTGAGCATTGCGCTCGTGCATGACTTCCATACCCAGACCAGCACGGTTCAGAACATCAGCCCAGGTGTTGATAACTTTACCCTGAGAGTCCATGATGGACTGGTTGAAGTTGAAACCGTTGAGGTTGAATGCCATGGTGCTTACACCAAGAGCAGTGAACCAGATGCCGACAACAGGCCATGCTGCCAGGAAGAAGTGAAGTGAACGAGAGTTGTTGAACGATGCATACTGGAAGATCAGACGACCGAAGTATCCATGAGCAGCAACGATGTTGTAGGTCTCTTCTTCTTGACCAAACTTGTAACCATAGTTCTGGGACTCAGACTCAGTGGTTTCACGAACCAAGGAGGAAGTAACCAGTGAACCGTGCATTGCACTGAACAGAGAACCACCGAAGACACCTGCTACTCCCAGCATGTGGAAGGGGTGCATCAGGAT